GCGAAGATGGAAAATGGAAAGGTTCGAACGGGGGCGGCAAGGGTTGGGACTGGGATAACCAAACCAACTCTTGGAAGATGCCTGAGATCCAATCAAAGTTCCTTGATTGGCTGTTATCTGACCCCAGGGAGCCCGCTACACGGGCAGCGTGGTGCGACGACAACGGAGTGCACTACGACACCCCTAAGCGGTGGAAGAGGGACCGTCGCTTCAACGAGGAGTGGGAACGTCGTGCACGTGAAAAGAACATCAGTGTTGACCGTGTGCAGTCTGTTGTTGACAGCCTGCACCGTGCCGCTATCAACGGTGACACTAAAGCGGCGTCACTGTACCTGCAGTACATAGATCGGTTCACACCAAAACAGATCATCCGCACCGAAGACGCAGAAACGAAGTCACTATCTGACCAGGATCTGCTGTTGGAGTTGCGTCAACTCACGGAGGAGTTCAATGCTTAAGAAGATGGCTGCTAAGAAGATGGTTTGGGAGAAGCCTGCACCCAAGGGGGCGTCGAAGAAGTTGTCGCCCGCTAAGAAGGCTGCTGCCAAGAAGGCTGCATCCAAGGCTGGTCGGCCTTACCCGAACCTGGTGGACAACATGAATGCTGCCAAGAAGAAGAAGAAGTGATGGCTAAGACCGCTGCGTGGCAGCGCAAAGAAGGCCAAAACCCCAAGGGTGGCCTAAACGCCAAGGGTCGTGCGTCTTACAAGGCGCAGACAGGGGGCACTCTGAAGGCTCCTGTGAAGTCTGGTGATAATCCACGTCGGGCCAGTTTCCTGGCCCGTATGGGGAATATGCCTGGGCCTGAGCGTAAGCCAAATGGTGAGCCGACACGTTTGCTGTTGTCGCTGTATGCATGGGGTGCTCGTTCTAAGGCTGATGCTCGCAAGAAGGCTGCGGCTATGTCTAAGCGGTTGGCCGCAAAGAAGAAGTAACGGGACAACCCTGGGTTTTTATAAGTCTACTATCTGAGGTTGTTATGCCAAGTTCAAGAGTTCCCAAGACGGTTCGCTACAGTGATAAACATAAAGTCGTTTTGGCTCCTAGCAAAGACGGGAAGTCTTTGACTCGTCAGGGATTTGAGACAAAGGATAAGATCCCTTTCAAGGGGGGTCAGACCACCCGTAGCGCTAAAACGCCATATACCAAGAAGATGGCTCAAGCGGAACTTAAGTTCAGTCAAGACAAAGAGTACGGCAGCCCCGCTAACCGTAAGGCGGGTTCGTACGCTTTGAACTACTACAAGAACAACAGTAAGTAGTAATTCTGTCTGAACAATCATGGTGGCTGGTACTACTGGCCTTCGAGATAGTTGGCCTGTGGGGTCAGTACATTGTTGGAACGAACCGCTGGTGGGGGTGGGGTGTGGTTATGCTGCATTCCATCCCCTGGTTTGTTTTCTCGCTAGTATCACAAAACTGGGGGGCCATGTTGATGCCCCCGTTGTGGTGGTCTGTAAACGCATACAATCTGTTGAAGTGGAGAAACCGTGCCTGACCGCAGTCGTCTAGTAGACCTCAAAAGGGAACTGGAATGGCGCAGATGCGCCAAAGACGAAGTTTACTTTCTTGAGAACTACTGGAACATCCAGAACCCTAAAGACGGTCGTGTGTTGTTTAAGTTGCGTGAAGCGCAACGTGAAGCCTTGAAGGAGTGGGAGCGTTCACGCTACAGTCTGACCCTCAAGGCACGTCAGATTGGGTGGACTACACTGGTTGCTGCGCACCAGTTTTGGTTAGCCTATTTCACGCCAGACCAGAACATCATTGACATTTCACGTACCGAACGTGAAGCCGTGCTGCTGCTAAAGAAAACAAAGTACGGTTACAGGAATCTACCTAAGTGGATGACTGATCGTGGGCCCATGTCGGTGGTTGAGCATCAGCAAAAGATGGTGTTCGATAATGGTTCTCAGATTGTGTCTATGCCGTCTGCTTCTGATCCTGCTCGTGGTGAGTCTGCCACGTTGATTGTGGTGGACGAATGGGCGTTCCTCCCTAATCCTGAGGAAGCGTGGGCTTCTATTGAGCCTGTGGCTGACGTTGGTGGTCGCATCATCGGCCTGAGTACGGCCAATGGTTCTGGCAACTTTTTTCATCAAACGTGGGTTGGTGCGGAAACCCGAACTAATCAGTTCTCACCCATGTTTTATCCGTGGTCTGCAAATGAAGAGCGGGATGTCGATTGGTATAACGCTAAGAAGCGTTCGATGACCAGTTGGCAGTTGGCGCAGGAGTATCCCAGCAATGCTGAAGAGGCGTTTATCAAGTCTGGTCGTACCGTTTTCGATGTGGATGATCTTGTGGAAAAGATCATCCCATTGGAACCTGCAGTTGGCACTCTTGTTGAACGTACGTCTTTGCGTGATTTTGATTGGATATCGAACGATTCTAAAACAGCAGGAGATCCCCTCAGTGTTTGGGAGATGCCTGACCTGAAGGGGTCGTATGTTCTTGGTGCTGACGTGGCTGAGGGCCTTGATTGGGGTGACTTCAGTTGCGCTTACGTGATCAGGGTTGATACTGGGCGGGTTGTGGCTTGCTGGCATGGCCATATCCCCAGCGATTTGTTTGGTGAAGAAATCTATAAACTAGCAACTTGGTATAACAACGCCTTGGTTGGCGTTGAGTCCAACAACCATGGCCTAACAACTATTACGGCTTTGCGACGTTTGGGTTATAAGCGACTGTTTCGTCGTCGCCGCCTAAACTCTACGCAAGGCAACCGCCCCACTACAGAGTTCGGTTGGCTTACCAACAAGGCTACAAAGCCTTTGATGATTGATGAGTTAGGTATGGCTATTCGTGAGGAAGCCATTCACATTGAGGATGCGGCTGCTTTGGGTGAGTTGCGTACGTATGTGCGTGACGAACGAGGGGCCATGGGTGGCTCTCCGCATGATGACCGTGTGATGTCGCTTGCTGTGGCTAATCAGATGCTTGGTTATGCTTATGCTCCTGAGTACAAGGAGGAGCGTGACGATTACTGGACGATTGATTGGTGGGCTAACCTGTCGTCTGGTGGCGATAGGGGCCCTGACAACTGGGTTATTGGGGTTAATTCTTCTCGTACGTGATTGCCGAACGGGACATTACCACCGTCTTTTAGGACAGTCCTATCTTTTGGAGATGATTATGAACGGTCGTTCATACAATAGCGTTGGTGCTGGCGATAAGCCTAAACTTGGGAAGTGCTACAGCGTTGACATTAAGTCACGCCCTGGTGGCCATCAGTCGGCTGACAAGGTGAACGCTGTTATTGATATCCCTGCGGCTGGTCGCCCAGGTGGAGCCCAGGGTGGCGGACTTAAGTCCCCTGGCGAACCCCCGAAGGCTGCACGGCCTGGTGGTGCGCAGGGTCTTTGATGCCTGCTGAGCACTCCTACGAGGAGTGCATTACACAAGCACACCCGTGTTTCTCGCATAAGATGCGTTTTTGGCGTGAGCAAGGTGCTGCTGGTATTGCGCTTCCCGATCACGAACATTGGAACGGCCCCACTTTGCGTGAGCGCATTGAGACTACGGTCTCAACTGCGCGCGCAAACGGCTACGACCCTGTCCCTTGTGGGCGTGCGGAATTGATTTGATATGGCAAAGATCAGCAAGGCAGACAGGCTAAAGCGTTACCGTAATCGTTTGAAGCACGCTGAGCGTTGGCGTGAAGAAGAGGGCTACGATGAAACGTGGCAACGTCTGCTCGATCTGTACAAGGGCAAGCATTTCCCCTCGGGACTTGCCGATGAAGATCGCATTGCGATCAACATTGCTTTCTCAACTGTAAACGTCATCTTCCCTGCGTTGACTGTAAACTATCCTAAGATCGAAGTCCTTGCCAATAGGCAAGAAGACGAAGATCGTGCAGTTATTTCAGAGGCTGTAGTCAATTACTTGTGGCGGCACTATGACTTTCGTGCGCCATTTCGACGTGCCACCAAGGACTTTCTAACTCTTGGGCATGGTTGGATTAAGATTGGTTACAAGTTTGAAGAAGTTGAAGAGAGCATGGGTGAAGAGGAGGTTGCCGAAGAAGGCAGCCGAATGATCACCGAAGCAGACCAATATGCTGCTGAAAATCCTGAATTGGCTGATGAACTTCCAACCGATGAAGAGATCATGGCCAATATTGTCAATACTAAGACTGTTGTTACCGAAGATCGTCCTACTTTGGAGCGGGTTAGCCCGTTTGACATGTTTGTTGACCCTGAGGCAACGTGCATGGAAGATGCACGTTGGATTGCTCAACGCATCATCCGTCCGTTAGAGGACGTAAAGGAAGATCCACGTTACACGTCGTCTATTCGCCGTCGCGTGAAGGCCGATGCGGTTATTTCTTCTGACTGGTTAAGCCAAGAACAGCGTCGCAAGTACGACGGTGACATTGATCGTGTTACCATTTGGGAATATTACGATATTTCCGCTGGTCTCATGTGTGTTTTCGCTGAAGGTTCAGACGATTTCTTGATTGAACCACAGGAAATGCCATATGCTTTCGGTCATCCGTACGAGTTTATTGCAAACTATGACGTGCCTGATGAGTTCTACCCAATCGGTGACCTTGAGATGATTGAGGCACCACAGCAGGAACTTAACAAGACTCGTTCGCAGATGATGAATCATCGCAAGAAGTACGGGCGCAAGTATCTGTATCGTGCGTCTGCGCTTGGACCTGAAGGCCGTCAAGGTCTGGAGTCCAACGAGGACAATATTGCCATTGAAGTAATCGATGACAACCAGCCATTGCAGGATGTCATCATGCCTGTTCCGATTACCCCAATGTCTGGCGATCTTTATCAGTACAGCCAGATTATTGAAGCGGATATGGATAAGGTCTCTGGTGTAAATGAGTACGCTCGTGGTGCTACTCCTGAAATCCGTCGTACTGCCACTGAAGCGGCAATGATTCAGGATGGGGCTAATGCCCGTTCCGCTGACAAGTTGTCTCTAATTGAGATCGCAATCGGCAAGATCGCCCGCAAAGTCCTCCAGTTGTCGCAGCAATACATGACTGGCGAGCAGGCTGCACGAATTACTGGTTCCGATGGTCAGCAGTTCTGGTTCAAATACTCCCATGAGGACATTGAAGGCGAGTTTGATTTCCAAGTTGAGGGTGGGTCTACCCAGCCTCAGAACGAAACTTTCCGTCGTCAGCAAGCCGTTGCAATGATGAATAGTCTCGGGCCATTGGTCGGTCAGATCATTGATCCTGTTGCTTTGGCACGTCACGTCTTGCAGTTTGGTTTCGGTGTAAAGTCTCCTGGGAAGTTTATGTTGGAGCAACAGCCTCCAGGCATGCAGCCTGGTGTGCCACCTGAGGGTGCACCGCCTGAAGGCATGCCACCTGGTGCACCACCACAAGGAATGGCTCCACCGCAGGGCCCTGAGTTCCCCGCTGGTGCTGGTATGGATGCTCCGCAAATGGACCCACAAGAGTTGCTTGCAGCCCAACAGGGTGGCATGTTGAACTATGACGCAATGAGTAAAGTTGGTGGTGGCGGTATTCCGCCTGAACTTCTGCGTCAACTTCAGTCGCAAATGGGCTGATATCGGGACACTTTCATATCCCTATTAGAGAACAACCAACGAGATACGTTGGACTCTCGGAGATTATGAGTGATACATATAACGCCGATTTTTCGGCGGCAGGAGAGTCTGCTCCTGTCAGCGACGGACTGGACTCCACGACGACGTTTACGTCGGAGGGCGACAGCAACCTGAGCGAGTCAGTAGACATGTCTCTTGATGGCGTAAGTGAGGAATCCTCCGCCCCAGTCAATCCTCTGTTTGAGATTGACGGGTCTGGGATCACCCTTGATGAAGCCAGAAACGGTTATCTGCGTCAATCGGATTATACCCGTAAGACACAGGAACTGGCCATGGAGCGGTCCCGCCTTGCGGAAGCCGAAGCCTTGGTTGCAGCGCTACAGAACGATCCGCAGTCCACGCTTTCTGCTTTGCAGGATGCGTTTGGGGTAGGAGTGGATGTTGATCCGTATGCGGATCTTGATCCTGATCAGGCTCGTATTGCTGCTCTTGAGGCGAAAGTTGAGGCACAGGAGAGGATCGCAACCCAAGCAGCCATCGAAACAGAACTGGATGTTCTGCACGAGCAGTTCGGTGACTTTGACAACTCGGAATTGTTTGCACATGCAATCAAGGGTGGGTTCCCAAGTCTCAAAGCGGCTTATGCAGATTTGAACTTTAATTCTCTTCAATCGCAACTTGAGCAGTTAACTGTGAAGCAGCGTGAAGAAGAGCAGCGGATTGCCGCCAAACGGCAAGCCGCAAATACGGTTCATAACGGTTCCAGCCGATCTGGGGCTACGGCTCCTGCTCAGCAGGAACAGTACGGTTCTTTGCGAGATGCCTACTTGGCCGCTAAGAAATCGTTGGGCGCTTAAGCCCACTATCTCCTTGAGAGGAACCCGAAATGCCTAACGTCAATTACGACACAATTTTGAGCACCACGCTCGCAAACCACATGCCGAAGTTGATCGACAACGTGTTTTCTGCACGTCCGCTCGTTTACTTCCTGAAGCAAGCAGGACAGGTCCGCACCATCTCTGGTGGTTCAAAGATCGTCCTTCCGCTTCTTTACGGGCAGAACAGCACCGCTGCTTCGTACTCCGCATACGACACCATCACGATCACCCCGCAGACTGGCATCACCGCTGCTGAATACAACTGGAAGCAGTACGCTGCGACCATTGCTATCTCGGGCATCGAAGAAGCGCAGAACCAGTCGGAAGAGCAGATCATTGATCTTCTTGAAGCCAAGACTTTCCAGGCTGAAGAGACCATCACTGAGAAGTTTGACCAAATGTTCATCACGTCCGATGGCACTGGCAACAGTGGCAAGGATTGGCTTGGTCTTGCCAAGTTGGTCAAGGATGATGCTGGCACCAACATCGGTGGCATCAACCAGATCACTGACACTTGGTGGGCTCCTGGCCACAAGAACATCACCCCTGGTGCGCTTACGCTCGCTCAAATGCGCACTGCGTACAACACCGTGTCTGTTGGCAACGATCAGCCTAACATGATCCTTACGACCCGTACTCTTTTCGAGAAGTACGAGGATCTTCTTCAACCGCAGGAACGGTTTATGGATTCAAAGACCGCCGATGGTGGTTTCCAGAACCTTCTGTTCAAGGGTGCACCCATCGTCTATGACAACTACGTTGCGACTGGCGATATGTTCTTCCTGAACACCAAGTACCTGCGTCTTGTTGGGCATTCGGATAACTGGTTCAAGCCGACCCCGTTTGTCCGCCCGAACAACCAGGATGCACGTTACGCGCAGATCCTGTGTTACGGCGAACTGACGATCAGCAACCGTGCTCGTCAGGGTGTTCTCACCGCCAAGACTGCCTGATAACAATTCTTATCAAGCATTAGTGACGGGGCGGGGGTTTCGGCCCCCGCCCTGTTCCCATTCTAAGGAGTTTCTTTGAGCCAACTAGCAGTCAGTTACGGAGCAAATGCGATACCAGCAATGGGGGGAACAACTGATTCATCACGGATCAAGTTCCAGAACGCTGCTGTCCCCGCAATCGGTTCTGGCTATGCGTTGGCTACTGAAACTGTTGTTGATGAACACATTGGATGTGCTGGCGTAACGAAGGTTGGTGAGCCTTGCAAAGCACGCAAGGCGAACGGTACTGACTGGTGTGTTGGCCATCTCCGCTCTAGGGGCGAACTGTAATGGCGTATACCTTGGAACAGTTGCGTCGCTATGTGCGACAGCATCTTGATCTTGATGAATCTGAAGTTCCAAATGATTTGTTGGATGTTTGGGCTCGTGATGCTACGATCAAGATTTCACGGACACGTAAGCGTTGGCCTTTCTTTGAAGCCTCGTGGACGTTGACAACTACGGTTGGAGTCCGTGACTACGACTTGTACGATCTTAATCTCTTTGATCCCGCTGTAGATGAAGTTGTTTCTATTGTGCGTGATGACCGTCGTCTGATGTTTATGGGTCGTGATGAGGCTGAGGCGGCATATTTGCCGTATCAATCAAACTCTAATGGTTTTGTTTCGTACTACAACACATGGGGTAACAACCTGAGGCTTTACCCTACTCCTGATTCTGCTGATGTTCTTGATCTCCGTGGGTATCGCAAGGTTGATGATTGGGTTGCTGGTGGTGCTGGTGCAGTTCCTGATTTCCCTGAAGATTTTCATGATGCTGTTCGTTTGTACATGCTTGGTATGGCGTATATGCAGCAGGAAGATCCCGAAATGGCGCAGCAGTTCCTTGGTGCGTTTAACGGGGAAATGGATTTGTTGAAGAAACAGTATGGCGATGCTCCTGGTGCTTATCCGCTTGTGCTTGGTGGTGGACCAAAGGTTCTTCGTCCTGGCCGTCTACACTACCCGTTTGACTGATGCGTACTACTCCTAGGCGCACTCAACTGTATACGCTTCGTGATTTCACGGGCGGTCTGAATCTTGTTGCTGATACTTTCAGGTTGGCTGATAACGAGTCACCTGATCTGTTGAATGTGGACTTGGATCGTCGTGGTGGCTTTCAGGTTCGTCGTGGCGTTGTCCCGTTTTCGAACACGTCTTTGTCTGCGGCTCCTAATACTATTTGGACGTACAATGACACTGGAACCGTTTACACGATGGTTCAGGTTGGCACTGCTGTTCGTTACGGTACGGGTGGTGTGTGGAACAGTGTGGTGAGAGGAACTCCGCCTACAACTTTTGATGATCTGGGCACTGCAACTGGCACTGATGTTTGTCCTGTTACGTTCAACAATGTCTGTTACTGGGCCAGAGGCGACCGCAATATCGTCAAGTGGGATGGAACTATTGATGGTGGTACGGGCGTTGGTCTTGCTACTGTCTTGACATCAAACTTCAATGACACGACTGTTGCCACTTCGGGCAACATTCCTCGTGCAGACCACATGGCTGTCCACAGCGGATATCTCTGGGTTGCTGGCACTTGGGAAAGTGGCACCCATCACCCCAACCGCATCCGCTGGTCATGGGCAAACACGTTTGACAATGCAGCCGAAAACTGGCGCAGCCAAGATTACATTGACATTGACGATGGCAAGGATTCGGATTCGATCACTGCTATTGTTCCGTTTGGCGATCAACTTATTGTGTTCAAACGAGACTCTATCTACGCCGTGTACGGATATTCGGGTGAGTCTTTCAGTGTTGTCAACGTATCTAATACGGTCGGTGCGGTCTCGCACCAAGCGGCCATTGCTACACCTGCTGGCCTGTTTTTCTTTGATCATCAGACTGGCTTGAATGTTTACTCTGGTAGCAAAGTTACTTGGACATTTGAGCAGATTTGGCCTGCCATGCGTGACGGGTCAATCCCGTCCAGCCTTGTTGACAATGTTGATTTAGGATGGGTTGAGAACCGTCTGTGGGTTAGTGTGCCATGGGCTGAACTGCCGACCATACCGCGTGGCGTTACGTTTGTGTTTGACCCGTTCCTGAAGCAGGGCGGTTCTTGGACAAAGTATTCACTTCAGGCTGGCCCATACGCCAGAGGCCACCGTACAGAGAACTACCTTAGTTACCTGCATGACACTAACAAGATTTACCGTCTTGACAAACAAGACCAGTATTACGACAACATGGGTGTCGGCTCTGCCTCTGTTCCTATCAACGCTTATTACAGGACACGTTGGGTTGACATAAATGAACCCGCGGTGAAGAAGCGTTGGCGACGCACTGAAGCCGTGATGCAGGTTGATCAAGGTTATGAGTTGCCTGTGGTTTCATATGCCAACTATGACCCTAGTGTGCCTGTGAAGAACTTCCTGTTTCGTGCTGAGCAGAGCGGAACGTCCACTGGTGTAGATGTTTGGGATGGGCCTACTGCTGAGTGGGATGAATCGTTGTGGGCAAGGTCAGGTAATTACGGATATGTCGATCGTGGTGCAAACCTTGGTGTTGCTCGTTCGGTTTCTTTGAAGGTTGGTGGAGAGGTTCTGTCTATTGCTGACCCAGCCCTCCCTCAGGCCCCAGTGTTCTGGGGCGTTGATGCTTTGATTCTCAAGTTTGTTCCCAGGAGGGTTCGATGACTGCTGTTTCCAAAACTTACACGTTTGTTCCTGGGACTCCGATTGAGTCTGATCAAGCGAACCAGAACTTTGATGATCTGGTCAACTACACCAATGCTGAGGTAATTGTCCGTGACGCCTCTAAGGCGTTCACGGCCATCCCGACTGGCCCTGGAACTGACCCGACAACTGCAAACCAATTCACCCGTAAACAGTATGTTGACAATGCGGATAACGCACGAGTCAAATTGGACGGCACTACGGCGTTTACTGGAATCCCCAGTGGTCCCGACGCTGATCCGACGACCGACAATCAGTTTGCTCGCAAGAAGTACGTTGACAAGCGAGTCAAGGCTGACACGGCAAATGTGGTGATGAAGGCTGCGGACGCTGTTGTCACTACTGACGCTTTCGGTCAGGCGACCGTCACATTTGCATCGGCGTTTCCTACTGCTATCTCTACTGTTGTTGTCACTAGTGGTGACGCAGGCGTGCCAACGCAGTTCATTGCCGTTGTGTCCAAGACAACCAGCAACTTCGTCG